AAGATATATGTGCCAACATGCTGCAACTGCATCCAAGGACAGAACCAAACTTGACCACCCATCTTCTGCACGTTATAACAGAACATATAATCTTCCGATAAGTATCGCTTTGATTCTGGATCAATGATGCAATCAAAGTACGCCATGATTTCACGAGAACCATCGAAGTGCTCTGTACGAACATGGTCAGGCTTGTAAGAAAGTTCTGGGAAAGCTTCCGCATACTTCTCAAAAGTGCGACGACGAATCATCATGAACCCTGTACCAATCTCAGAGACTTCAACCGGTTGTCCAATTGGAATCTGGGTTTGACCGGACTTTGGATTAAAGACGTAGTCGCCTACAAACTTCTCAAGACGATTTGGATCCTCATCTGCAACACCCTTATCGACAGCCATCTTGATCTTTTCCCATGAGATACACTTCTTAGGATAAGGACCACCGATTACGTCATAAGGACTAGTTTCATCTTGAATAGCTAAAAGCGCAATTACGTCTTGAGGGTTAAATCCGATGTCCGAATCAATAAACATCAAGTGAGTCGCGCCTGAGCGCATGAACTCATCACAACAATAATTTCTTGCTCGTGTAATTAGAGATTCATTAAACAAGAAGTATAACTGTAACTGCACACCATATTGTGTGCATAGAGCTGCTAAATCAGCGACCGATCTAGCAAACATTCCAGTACACTGGCCGCCATACATCGGCGTAGCAAGAAACAACTTACGTTGTCTTAGAACTTCTACAGGAACTTTAACCTGAAACCCATTATTAGTAGGTTGTGTATTTTCTTCACTCATTCAATTCTCCTTTATTTACTTTTCCAACAGTCACACGCATGACACATTTTAGATACAGGGTTAATGGGTTTATTTCTATAACATGCTTCGTTAGTTATAGATTCTGCTTTAAGCAAAGCAAATATAGAGTCTTCCGCTGGGGAAAGCTTAACGCTCTTAATTTGTTCATTTTCTGCATCATGATCTTGTACATACAATTGAATCATTGCATAATGTATGATTTTTAAAAGATCTTTTTTATTGCGCCCATCTTTCTTACCATAGCGCTTTGCATACTTCATTATATTACCAATGCAAAATCCTGTACCATGACCTGCATCGATTATCATATCAGTTGCTTGATACTTACCACTATAGTGCTGATTGTATGTAGAATCTATATATGATTTTATTTCTTGCAACGCACTATCTTCATTATACTTGTAATTAATCATTGTAAAAACTCCTCTAAAGTAGAACTCCTTTCATCCATCACCTTATGCGTTTTGTTTTGGTTATACTGAAATACATGAGTGCTATTGATCATTTCTCTATTACCTAATAGATACTCACGTATCTCAGTTGCCATGTCTACTGCAGTTTGAACTGGAACATTTTGGCAAATATGATTAACGGATCTCTTAGCATTCAATAATTCAAAGTCTTCTGGCATACCCATGATCGACATTGCTTCTCTATAAGTTATGAATCTATTTTCATGGGGATGTGTTAAGCAAATTGGGTAATGGCTTACAAACGCACCGATATGACCTTTGGGAATAGTTGTACCTCTCTGCATCACATTTTTTCCATCATTCAACTTATCAAACTTATACATACATTTTCTAATTTCTTTTTCATATCCTCTGTTGTTCATCCAATCCGCAATTTGTTTATAGTTGTATCCCATCTTTTGAGCATACATCACAACATTTATTTCTTTGTCTGTGTCAACCGCGTTGAAAAAATCACGATGACTCATTCCGCCATGTATTTCCTCAAGGACAAACTTGTAATAAGGATCATCAGTAGGTGTTCTAGGATTGATTGGCTCCATTTGACTAGATGTCTTTATGTTTAAAATAACATCTTCAATACGTGTAAGAGGAATGTTGTAATAATTTAATAGTGGTGCGCGATCGCCTTGCCAAAAAAAGTAGAACGTTCTGTCGCGAACCTGAGGCACACCATGTAGCAAAGATCGTGTCTTGTAGATCGTCATGCTATAGCCGTTGTCACGCCCAATTTTATACATCTGTGCACGAATATTGATACCAATTTTACCTATCAGCTGTGGCGCGTTTTCGCCCCATAGGACTTTTGGCTTAAGGTCAGATAAGACATACTTAGTAGTTTCAAGTAACCATTTGTTATTAGGATTATCATCGCCATAACCTTGAGACAACATCGATAATCCTGCACAAGGACAAACAGAACCAATTACATCAACTTTCTTATTTGGTTTTGCATCGTCATCTAGAACATAATATGGTATACTATTTTGAAAATAATTGACAATATGGGAATCATTTTTATTGAATGCTTTATAAGACATAAGATACTCAGGAGGAGTACCAAATGCTTTCATTGAACCTATTGTTTCACCACCTATGAGCGGGACTATAGTTGCGTGTTTAAACATGCTTTTGTATCTTTACCATCAAGTCAGTGAACACATAAGATGAATCTTGGTGTTCTTTATAAAAGTTATATGCCATATGCCGATGCTCATCTCTCATCACATCATCGGCCGATAGTTTATTTATCGAATCTAATGCATCTGCCATGTTATTTTCTGATAACCAAATTGTACCGCTATCTTTACATTCAGTTAATGGTTTACCCTGTGCTCGATGAATGCATGCATCGCCATATTCTTTACGAAATACTGGAATGGTTCCAATTGCTGCTAATTCGCAATGTGTATACTCGATGGAGTGTTTGATGAATCGTGGTGCTAAGATAGAAAGCTGATAACAGAATCCTGTCTTTGCTGCTCTCTTCAACATATTATCATTTTTATACAAACTAAAGCATGCTGCATAGTCACCATAGTGTTTAGATAGATCAATGTTATCGGGATCAAGTGGTGTAGGACTAATATAATTAATGAATCTATCTTTATGTTTTGCCTTAAAGTCTATGAAAGCAGGTGATCTTTCAATTCCTTCAAGTGTAGTCAAGTAGCCATTAGGCATTAAGTACTTATTATGGAAATCCAGCATCATGTTATAGCCTTTCCATGATGTTGTTCTTCCGATCCATTTATGCGACTTTGGATCTTGTTCTTCAATTGGTCGCCAATACTTTTCTCTCAACTCATCAAACATCATTCCCGGTTGAAAAGTGTAGAATGGCTTCTTCTCTTCTTCAAAAAAATTCATCAGAGATGCGGCTGTTCCAGTAGAATGCTGCTCATTAACTACAGTAGCAAAATCACCAGTGTTGCTGTGTGCAAAGATAACTTTTGCTTTATCAATAGATTCTTTTAATGCTTCGTTACGCTTAATAGAATGCATGATATGATCATGTTGAATAAGAACAAATGACTTATTCACTGATTCCAATATACGTTTAAATCCATTAACACACTCATCACCATGGCCTTTACCACGATCGTTGCTCTTGGATGGAAGAGAGTTGACAATAACTAAATCAGCACGATTACATCTGTCTATGATCTTATCGATCTCAGATGGCAGTGAGAACTTATATTCTTGTAAGTTCTTTACTTCGTGACACTTCTTTCTCGACCAAGCTTTGTCTTTAGATGCAACTACTGTGTATGCATAGTTATTTTTTTCAAACCACTTGCATAGTTCTACAGTATGTTTTGTTACGCCGCATCCTTCAACGCCACGTGCTAATAGTACTATAATGTCTTTAATCATAAATATAACTTCTACACTCTTCTAATATTAATGATTCAAATACTTTGTCGTTTAATTGACGATTCCTTGGTGACGGGTGAGGTAGCTTAAAATGATCTATATTTAACTTCTTCAAAGCTTTAGACGGGAAATCACCGAGAGCTAATACTTTATATTTTTTATTTATACTTTTCTCGAGCAAGTTATAATCAATCTTATTGCTTTTATATTCACCACGTACATCAATACAATTGATGAAAGAAAAATTCTTAATACCTAAATGATCCATCCATCTAAGTAGTGTAGAGAATGTTGAGTTCTTATACACTCTTACACGCGTATGTCGGTTTGATGGGTTTATCCCTACGACAATAACTCTAAATGCATCCTGAATCATACCAATGATATTCCAGATTGACTTCATCAAACATGTTTTTTGTAATCGTAAAAGAGTCTAACCATTTTCCTTCAAATTCATTTAATGAGATCTCTGGTGTATATATGATGATTTTTTTAACGCCAACTTGAATAACACCCTTAGCGCATTCTGAACACACGGGCAAGCCGTATACGTAAAGAGTGGATTCGTTCAATGAAACACCATTAAGAGAAGCATTGTATATGCAATTCATTTCAGCATGAACCATGTACTTATACTTTTCTTGCTTGTCTGCTAGTCGCTTGGATGAATCACGTATTCCACGAGGGAATCCATTATAACCCTGTGACAAGATTTGACCGGAGTGACCTACAGTTACAGCCCCTACACAAGTAGACGGGTCTTTAGACCATCGCGATATGTGCTTAGCTAGCTCACAATATTTGTAATCCCAGTCAGGGATTATTCTTTGATCAGATGAAAGTGTCTCTCGTAGATGTGAAGAGATCCCACGTTCCATATTATATCTCCAAGTTGAATTCCAAGTTCATCACACAATTGAAGTGCTAC